CACCCTGCCGTAATGGCCAGGGCATTGCCCCGGTCGTCCTTCTCCTCGTTCCAGGAGTATCGGCCATAGGAACTGCCACCGCCCCAGGCGATCATGCCAGCCTGTGCGCCCAGGAATAGAGACCTGGCCGCGCCGAGGGTGCCGCCCGATCCGTAGGTGCTGAACCGGATCACGTTGCGGTGTTTGTGGAGGATAATCCCGCCGTAGGTCCCCAGGGCGTTCAGGAACAGATTGTTCTTATCGCCGCGCGGTCCTGCCGTCTTGGTGATCTCCACCCAGTCGTTGCTCGACGTTGCAGTCCGGAGGTCATACGCCTGGAATGTGTGCATCAAGAGAACGAAGTGTTTCTCGCCGTCAATCATAAACGGCTGGATCATAGGATCAGCCGTCTCCGCCTTGGCGTTCAGCCGCTCAACGAGGGTGAGATCCATCTTGTCGGACGATGTGATGGTGGCGGAGCTGGAGGCCGATCCTCCGTAAATGATGTGGGATGAGTCGGGGGACTGCAGGGCGTTGTTGGCCCTTCCGGCCCAGGATGTCCCCACGTGGAAACTGGTGTCAACGCCACGAGCACCGGCCAGGTACATCATGAGTTGCTGGTCGTAGTCCTCGGCAAACCACATGGCCAGGGCGTCCCGGCCTTCCTTGCGGAGGTCATACGGGACCCTCTGCTCAGTCATCTTGCCCTTGGACTTCGTTCCCTTCCGTCTCTGGTCGATGAACAGGGCATCGTAGTAGAAGGTCAACGCCTCTTCGGCGCTCGTCCCTTCGATCACGTGATCCCCTTCAACACCGTCCCCATCGAGCTTCATCTTCAGGGCAACAGTGATCTTCTCACCGGCCTGCTTATTCAGCTCGGTCTGGACCTTGATAAGGGCATCAGGTCCGGTGCCCATGAATTTCCGAAAATACTGTCTGACCTCAGCCTCACCAGCGAGACTAATCGACCATCTCTGTACCGCTAAAGCATTCCCATATTCAAATTCAGTCGCAGCCATATTATGGCCCTCCTATGTGGTTCTGCCGTCGCAGCACACGCAGGATGAACGGATCTACCCTCCGAGCAGCCGCCGCTGGTCAGCTTCCGATAGCCTCGCAAAGTCGGCTTCGGTCAGCACGGTTGGCGGTGCCGCTGTGTCCCCTGCATCCCCTGGGATATCCCCGAGGCTCCTGTGTTCTGCGCCGGATGGTTGTTTGATCTTTGACAGCACTTCTTTCGTGACTTGCTCCCTGACAGACTGCTCGATCTTCTGCTTGACATCGGGTGATTTTGATGCCGCCTGAAACAGGTTGTTGAGCATGAGCACTAAATGAGCTGCCGCCTGCCCCAACGGCTGGGGCTTGCCTCCATTGGCCGGAATCACTTTCGTTCTGGGGTCGGTCACGAGGGCCAGACCGTCGATATCAGTGAATCCGTTTGATACGGCGAAATCGCTTAGACGCTGGTTGATATCGCTGGCCTCGTCATAGAGACCCGGTATCGCGCCTGCCATCATCCCGATCGACTCCTCGATAACAGCATTCTCGGACTGCTCGGCCTGCTGACGTTGTGCCTGCTTGGCCTCATACACCCGTAGCTTGCGGTCGTACTTGATCGCCTCAACCGGGTCATCCTCCACCAGGGCGTCGAATTCGGCTTCCGAGAGGACCTTGAAACCCGGCTCCTCTTTGACCGCTTCTGCCGCTGGCGTGGACTCAGGAGATGCCTTTTGCCCGGCCCTGAGCTGTTCCAACTCCGTGCGTACCCTCGAAAGCTCCTGAGATAGGATCTGACGCTGCCCACGTTCCTGATGAAGCGCCTTGATCGACACGAACCCCTTGGGCGGTTTCCCCGCGTCTCCTGGTTCGTCTGTCGCTTTCTCAGTCGGTTGCTCGTCCTTGCCATCTTTCGGGGGAGACGACCCCGCTTCCTTCGTCTCTGACGGTTTCGGAGTGGGTTCCGGCGGTGCGTCTGCTTTCGGTGGCTCCTCACCTCTCAGCTCGGCCTCGGATACGCTTTCAGTGTCGAACAGCGGGTCAAACTTGGTTGTCGCCTGCGCCTCGCTGGGTGCATCTGCGCTAACCGTCTGCTCCGGGGCTGTTGGTTCGGGTGTCGCGGCCTGCTCCGCTGGGGCTGTTGTCGTTGCCTGGGATGTAGTTTCGTGTGCCATTTGCCGGTCCTCCTGTATCGTCGGTTGGACTGTGACGATTGCCCTCTTGGTATCGGTGGAGGGGCACCGTAGTTGTGTTTGGCCCGTAACGCGGTGCCTTGCGATATGCGTATCAGGGCAAAGAAAAAGGGCGGACAAAAGTGAGTGGGTGAGCACTCACCTGCCGCCCTTGTATTTCTTTCTTGCGCCCGTCTTCCGGTTGGCCAACCGTGAACGGGACCCTGATTGCCTACTTAGTTACTGAACCTCTTCTGCCACCATCCGGGCGATCCCGGAGAGTCCGGAAACGTCCGATCATAGTTGCGGTCGAATGAGTGGTTGCCCACATCGCTCCTGAACCGCTCCGTGTTCCACCGGAAGTCACGCCCCAGGGGCAGTTCCCTGTGACTCCTGAAGTGCCTTTCTGCCTTGGCCTCAAAGGCCGCCTCCTGCTGAGGTGTCATTTCTGCGACCTACCTCCCTGGTTCAGCTTGTACTGGTCCTGATAGCCCTTCGTCCGTGCCTGATCCGCTTTACTCTGCATCTCGTACCCCGTCTTAAAGCTGTCCAGTTCCAGTCTCCCCTTTTCGACCTTCAGTTTTTCCCGGTCAATGTCAGCCAGCTTGATGATCTTGGCGGTCTCTGCCCTGATCTTCTGGTTCTCCGCGTCCATCTTGTCCAGTTCGAGCTGCATCCGCTTCTGTTCGACCTCCGCCATGGCCGCCTGGGCCTGTTTCTGGGCCTCCAGTTGCTGGATGGCCTGCTGTTTGATCTCTTCCGCGCTCATATCCTCCTCGGCGGGGTTGGCACCTAATAACGGCTTGATCTTGGCTAAAAGCTGCTCTTTATTGGGGATATTGCTCATCTCGAACGCGAGCTGCATGAGTTGCGGAATGACCTCCGGAGGGCTCTTTTTCACCCACTCAATAATGAGCTCAATGTTGCGTTCGCGCACCGTATCACTTTGCGGAGCATCAGACACCACGAGATCGTACCGTCCCTGGGTGATGTTGTGCTTGACCTCACCGGTTTCGTCCTGCTCATTGATCGCGACATATTTTTCCGCACCAGTCAGCCGGTCGGTGACGCGCAGGATCTTTTCTCCGGTCCACGAGCCCTGGATAAGAGACACGATCTGTTCCCCGAGCATCTTGGTGGACCGTCTCAAGTTTGAAAACAGCGAGGCCGTGATGGTCGCACCCTGGACCTGCCGTTTTTCGATAGCGCGGCCAGACTCGGCGTTGCTCTGGTAGCCCATCTGCTCAGCATTAGCCCCGCTGATCTGCTGGATCTCCGCCTCGGACTGCTGGAGGATACTCACCTGAGATGCGGCGAGGTTCTGGTGTTCCTCGATGCGGATCTTGTTGATACCGCCCGGCGTGACAACGACAAACCCATCCGGCTTGTTGGCCTCGTTGTAGATGTCCTGGAGGGCTTCCTTGTTAGACGCTGCGTCTGACTCGACGGTCGTACGCCTCTTGCTCAACAGGGCCATGGCCATAGACCGCCTCTTGTTGATCTCGATGTCCTGGTCTCGTATTTGTCTCGGTACGCCGTATGGGTGCTTGTAGCGGTCGAGGTAGCCAATGAACGGAATAAATGGAAACTGATCGTGGGGGTACGGGCTCGGAAGATCTTGCAGAATGATGTCGCCAAGGAATGTCGCCACACGCACACGCCGGATCGTGGCCGCAACAACTTCCTGGGCTTGCTGGATGACCTGGTATTGCTCCATGGGGGGCAGGTCGTTAGACAGCTCGATCACCCTGCCATCTGCGAATTTGGCAAACCATGCTTTGTCGAACACGGTGTACCACATCTCTGCGGGCCTGACGCGCTGACGCTGGCCGTCCGCCCAATCGGCTCCCGAGAGTGTCCGCGCTTCGTCCTCGACCTGAGTCGCCTCGTCGTCGAAGATGCTGTTCCACTCACTCTTCATACCTCCGGAGAGGTCTGCAAAATAGTCTCTCAGCTCCCTGTCCCGGGCAGGGAACATCGCCTGCAATGCCGCCAGGTCCATCCATCGCTGATGGAAAACGTAACGGCAGTCAAGCGGGTCCCACCACGGGGAGGCGAACGGGTCCCACCAGATTTCCTTCCAGTCTCTATATGCGACTCTGACTTTTTCCCGCCTTGGGTCCGGGTGGAATCCAGGGCTCAGGCAACCGAACCCGGGGACGATCGCGTCCCGGAACGCTGACGATACCAGAAACGAGCCGTCGCTCTGGTCCATGACAAACTGTATCGC